CCAATTTATCTTCATATCTTTCTAATTCTGTCATAACCTTTATTTTTGTGTTTTTGTTAATCATTATTACCCCGTGAATATACGAACAATATTTGAAGAAGCCAAATGATCAATAATCTATTCTTAAATCGTTGTCATCATTTTTCTTTTTCTTTTCAACTTCTGCTAACATTTTCTTTTTTCTCCACCCTGATACTCCTGACATATTTTTGATTTTATCTTTTTCTATATCATAATTTGGTTTTGGGAGTGGGGGAGTTTCTGCTATTTTTAATTCTTCAGTTTCTTCAACTTCTTCTTTGTCTTCTAAAATTACATCTACCTCTTTTTCATCCATGTATTCATATCTTTTAAATGGGGTAGCAAGGGGAACATTTTCACCGTAAAGATTTTTTTTGTATTTATTTCCTAATTGCTCAAAAGCAAAATTAGCAGCAATTACAAGAGCAATAGCTAAGGGATCAAATACAAATATGATAGTTAGTAAAAGATAATTAATAATTTTATCCATAGGAACACCCGTTAATCCTGATAGATATTTAAGTGGTCCTAATTCACCTGCTAAATCATTATTAGTAGATATTTCAACAATTTCAGTTTCGTAATTAAATAATTGTTCATTTAAACCATCCACTTTACCATTTATCTCAGTTTGACGTTCAATAGCTTGATCTAGTTGCTTTTCTAAAGCTTTTCGTGTAGCAGATGATGTAGTTGTTATAATTTCACCTGTTTCTCTATCTCTATACTGGATTGTATTATTTGATAAACCATTTCTTAAATCAGCTACTGCTGTATTTATACTGGTTTTTTCTTCATTATAGATTGTAAGTTGTTCTCTAATATTATCCCTCTTAGTTTCAACTAAAGCAACTTGGGCATCAATTGTTCCTGCTTTATTAGCAGTTTCTTGGTAAGCAGATGATAAGAAACCATAGATACCCATAGATGTAATTAAAATTAATACTATACAAGCAATTGATAAGTATAATTTTAGAAATATTGGTAAAGATTTACGATATTGGTAAAGTAAAGATGCTATTACTAATTTAGCTATCTCTAAAGATGAAGCCATTACAATAACTGCAAATGCAGCTCCTGCAAATAATTTACTTAACCCACTAATTGAATAAAATGCAGCACTTGCGCTTACGGATAATGCAGATACTGCTATTAAGAATGGAAATATTCTTTCTTGTATTTTTTTAAGCATAATTTTAAGTTTTAGCTCCTAAAACCCTTATGCTTATCTATGCGATCTAATATTTTATTTAATTCTTCTGTTTTAATTAGACCAGCCATAGAAGCATTTTTAAGGGCACTTATTAACTGTAGTACCATGAAAGGTACGACAACTACTTCAGATAGCCAACCTGCTCCTACAAATCCCTTTTCTATCATTAAAATAACGGTGAGTATTGCTAGCCAAGCAAAAGTATTTTTAGTTATTTTTAAAGCTTTATAAGTTTTAAATCCTTCCCTTTTCACACCAGCCCAAATTCCAAATACTCCATCTAACCACAATACAGCTATTACAGCTAGGTATTGCTCCGAATATTCCATTGATAAGTTAAAGAAATAGGTACAAAGATATGTACAAAGTGACGTCATTGCTACAATTAATAGTTTAGTTTGCATTTTTATAAATTTGTTAACATTTCTAATAACTCATCTTGGGGAAACATATCGAATTTATCTCTACGAGTATTTGTATGAGTCCAAACTCCTTTTATTTTACCATAATAAGCATCAGAATTAAAATCAAAAGCTTTTGCTCCCTTTTCTTTAATTAGAGACGGGAGACCTTCTCTAATATCTATATTATCTCTTTCAGCTATCCATAATAACCATAATCTAAGATTTTCAATTTGTTTATCTGAATATCTATGCCAGGTTTTATATCCTCTAAAAGGTTCTTTTAATGTTACTATTTGTGATTCATCTACTATAGTACCAGCATAAGTCTTACCATCTACTATATATCCAAAATTACAAACTTCAATTGCTACAGAATTGGTATGCATGTATGGGGATCCATTGTTACCCAAATGCCAACCGTACCCACCTTTTGGAAATGCTTGAACCATTTTTCCATCATATTTATTATCATTTCCTCTTACAGATTGACCACCTAATACAAATTCAGTTGCTATTGCTCCTCTATCATCTCTACCCCACTGGTTAATTGTTTTAAATGGATTGTTCCACCCTGCTGTGTGGTGTAGAAAAACATATTCTTTTTTAGTTGGTCCAACTTTATACTCACCTTTAGGTAAGTAATGTTTTTCAATAGTTAAACAATTTTCCGTTTCAAAAACTTGTTCTGAAATATCAGTACTAGCAAGACCCATAGAATTCCAAGTGGCAGGACCCACAATACCATCAACAACCAAACCTTCACTTTGCTGCCATTCTCTAACTGCTGTATCTGTTCCTTTACCAAAGATGCCATCTGCTTGAATCTCAAGAAATTCCTGTAATTCTTTAACTTCTTTCCCATTTGAACCAATTTTTAGTACCATTTTAATCTTCCTTTTTAACAAAAATTTTAGTTATTCCATCAATACCAAATGATCCTAGGGTAATAATTACAAATGAATTATATATAAAATCTTGAATTAATAATTCTTTCCCAAAAAATCCAGTAATAATATCAGCTATAGCAAATATTGCCATAATAGCAAAAGATAAAAATCCCACAACATTTTTTTCGTTGATGACATTGTCATCTTTAAATATATCCTTAAAGGCCATAAAATTTGATTTGATAAAATTTATCATAGGAAACAATTAGGGGGAAACATTTGCTTATAAATATAGGGGAAGGGATGCTATTGCACCCCTTCCACATAAAAATAAAAATACTATTTCGATTATTTACCTAATAAACCTTTAACCCAAGTTTTTAAGATATCCCAATTACGAGTAGCAAACACACCTAGTGCGAAACCCGCGGATATTTTATAGCCTAGTGTCCATAATACTAAACCTGCAACCAAGCCTAATATTCCTTCTATGCCGTTTCCTATAACCCAAGCTTTTGCTGAGTTGTAAACTTTTTTCAATAAGCTGATTTTTTCAACTATTTCTTCTTTGACTACTTTCTTTTTTCTTCCCATGATTATTTGTTTTATTATTTTTATTTTTAATTATTTTTCCATTGAGGGTGCTAAATTGTGGTCAGGAGATGTCATATCTGGGTGATGTCCCATATCATGATCTTCATTTCCACCTTCTTGCATACCTGATATAACATTATCAAGTAATTTACCTAATAACATATTTGCTTTGTCAATATTACTTTGTTCTACTAATCCAGCAGTATGTAATTTTAATAATGCTTCAGCAGTTACACTTACAGCATTTGCGATTTCTTCGGGTCTTGGTTGTTCCATTTTTGTTTTTTTTAAGGGGTTTAGTTATAAATTATTTTATTATTTTTTCCATATAAATACACGTATCCCCTTCTTCAAATCCCTTTTTACGTAAAAGATGTTGAGATGTAGGTAAAGACCAAGCATATGCTTTGTATCCTTTGAAATTTTCTTTTACAAATTCCCACCTAGTTTCCCACAATGAAGCAAAAATACCTTGGCGTCTAAATTCTTCACTGACCCAAGCATCCATAAATTTAATTTTCTTATCTAATTCTTCTTGCATAAAAATATGTCCAATAGGCTGATCAGTATTTGAAAGTGCTACCCATCCATATAAATTTTGGGCATTTGTTTCTATTTTTATAACTTTAAATTCAGGAGCCATTAGATATTTTGGTTATAAATATTTAAATGTAAATCCCTTCACATGAGTTGTTGGTGTTTTAGCAGTTGATGATTTATATCCATTCAAGGCATTCCATATTGCTGATTTTTGACATCCAATATAATCCGCAGCTTTCTGGTTATTTGGAAATTCATCTACTAAATTACCTTCTCTATCATACATTAAAATAGGACGTCGTTTAACATTTCGCATTTTTACTTTATACTCTTCTGTGTGCTGCCATTTTTTTCTATTCTTACCAAAATCTTTTGGTTTGGGTTTGCTGTTAGCTTCGCTTATTTTACGTTTAGATTCAGCTGTATGAGAAGAACATCCACTTCCACCTCTATTTTCATTCAAACCTGTTCTAAAACTTTGAAAACTATTAATCCAATAACGTTCTTGTTTACGAAGAATGCTATTTGAGTCTCTATAATCTAAATTAGAAATGTCAATTTCTTCTATGACTTCGAATGAATGAGAATCCCTACCGTACTTGGTAAGGGATTCGCTTAATTTAATATTTCCTTTAAATTGGTGATTTTTATGTTGGGTGAATCTTTGTTCTATATTTTTAGAATAACCTATATAAATTTCTCCTTTAGGATTTGTAATTTTATAAATTCCTACCATAATGTTTTTGGTTATACATATATGGAAAGGGAGGAGGGCACCGCCTACCCGTCACAGGC